GCAGACAAGACACCAAGAATCGTCAAAATAGTATTGATGATATTGATGCGTTTACCCATCAGGAATTCCAAATCAAAATGCAACAACACTTTGAAGCAGGAATGAAACTCTACAAAGAGATGCTTGATGCATCGATTGCAAAGGAGTGTGCTCGTTTTGTACTCCCTTTGGCATGTCCCACCAAAATTTACATGACGGGCTCAGTTCGGTCATGGATCCATTATATCGATTTGCGTTCTGCAAATGGTACACAGAAGGAACATATGGATCTTGCATTAGGTGCTAAAGAAATCTTCTGTGAACAATTCCCTGCCGTTGCTGAAGCAATGGAATGGGTTTCATAAATATTTACACCAACAATTGAGTTATGCCAACATACCCCGTTATTAATCTAGAAACAAAAGAGAAGAAGACACTCAGTATGACTATGAAAGCATACTCAGAGTGGAAAGAAGAAAATCCAGGATGGGATAAAGATTGGTCAGAAGGATGTGCAGGACAGTCTACTGAGTTTAAGTGGACTGGAGAAGCAAAATCTAGCGGTTGGAATGAAGTTCTGGACCGTGCATCTAAACAACCAGGTGCTACGGTTCGGAAACACCGCGACTACTCCTTCTAACTTACCGTTTATGTCCGCAAAAAGAAAGACTAATCAACCAGTAGTTCCGTTTGGAATGAGCAACAAGCATATGAAAAGGAAGAAACCAATTAATTCAGACTTAATGAGGGACATTGTACCCCTTACTGAAAATCAAAAAGAACTCTTTCGTTGTTATAAGAATGATCAAAATCTTGTAGCATACGGATGTGCTGGTACAGGAAAGACCTTTATTACCCTCTACAATGCTCTTAAAGATGTTTTAGATGAGAAGACTGCTTACGATAAAATATACCTTGTCAGGTCTCTTGTAGCGACTAGAGAGATTGGTTTCTTACCTGGAGACCATGAGGATAAGTCTTCCCTTTACCAGATTCCATATAAGAATATGGTGAAGTATATGTTTGAGATGCCTACTGACACTGACTTTGAGATGCTGTATGGTAATCTCAAATCACAAGGAACAATTTCATTCTGGTCTACGTCTTTTATTCGTGGAACTACACTTGATAATGCAATCGTTATCGTTGACGAATTCCAAAACTTAAACTATCATGAACTTGATAGTATTATCACTAGAATTGGTCAAGATTCAAAGATTATGTTCTGCGGAGATGCAACTCAGTCTGACCTCGTTAAGTCTGCTGAAAAAAATGGTATTGCAGATTTCATGAAAATCTTACGTATCATGCCTTCGGTTGACATTGTTGAATTTGGAGTTGAAGATATTGTTCGCTCTGGATTAGTTAAAGAATACTTACTAGCTAAGATGGAAATGAATTTATGATTTTTGAGCATTGTAATTATCTCGGTGACCTTGAACTAAACAAGAAAGAAACAAACGGCATCCGTCTTTACAACCTTCCAAGTGGAGATTGGGTGCCTTCTATTACATCAGTAACTTCTTTTTATAATCGACAGATCTTTGTCAAGTGGCGCAAGCGAGTTGGTGTTGAAGAAGCAAATCGTATTACTAAAAAAGCAACTGCCCGTGGAACAGACTTCCATGAAGCAGTTGAAGTTTACATGAGGAATAAAGAAATCAATTGGGATGACTTTAAACCTCTCACAAGGTATATGTTTCATCATGCCCTACCATATCTGGATAAGATAAATAATATACACGCTATAGAAAGGACCCTCTATTCCGAGTATCTTGGATTAGCTGGTCGCGTTGACTGTATCGGAGAGTACGAAGGCGAACTCGCAGTCATCGATTTTAAAACATCCGAAAAGATTAAACCAGAAGAGTGGTTGGAAAACTACTTCGTTCAGGAAACTTTCTATGCTGCTGCTTACTATGAGTTGACTGGTATCCCCGTAAAGAAACTCATTACCATTATGGTTACACCTGGTGGTGAGGTTAAAGTATTTGACAAAAGGAACAAAGGGGATTATATTAAGTTATTAGTTCGATATATTAAAGAATTTGTATCTCACAATCTTAGGACAGAGAATGGAGAATGAACTAGAAAAAGTATTAGAAAGTAAATTCTTTTGCCCCTCTCGTTTCGCACAGGAGATCGAATCTCTTGTAATACAGAACTCAGGAATGAGTTATATTGATGCTATTATTCACTTCTGTGAGAGCAATAGTATTGACTTAGAATCAGTTCCAAAACTGATTCCCAAACCTTTGAAAGACAAAATAAAAGCAGAGGCAATGGAACTTAACTTCTTAAAGAGAAGTTCCCGTGCAAAATTGCCTATTTGATTCCATTTTTGTCGGAAAAAATTTCTGGCAAAAATTTGACCCTATTACTTTTTCATGATGCCTTTTGATGCCTACAAGCAATACCTCTCACTGAAGAATCACTTCACGAAAGAGAAGTATGACTACCATAAGTATTGTGGAAAGAGTCGTGCAACTGTACAGTCTTTCTATAAAAGGAAAGATCGTTTCTGGTTTGAAAAACTTTCTAGAAATAAAGATGACAAAGAAGTAATAGAGTTCTTCATATCTAACTTTATCACCTGTACTGATCCAAGTAAACTTTGGATAGGAGAGATGATACGTGAAGGTGAAAGTAGGTATACTTTGTGGAAAAAGAGAACTCAATCACTCTCATATCTTTTTAAGGAAGAAACAGAGAAAGTATTTTCAGATAATAATTTTGATGCTATGTTCTCTATGGATGGTTCCCGTCATCCAGATATTTTAAAATCATATTTAAGAGATGATATCTCAATTGAAACCTTAGTTATTCTTGATAGAATACTTGGGTTTAGTAAAGACTGGAACAGTAAATTATCTGACCCAGTGTGGGAGACTGTTAATATGAGAATGAGAAAGTATTCTCCATTCCTAAATATTGACGTATCTCATTACAAAAAAGTTTTAAAAAAAGTTGTTTTAGAAAAATGAGTTTTTTCGATTCCGATGTAGTCCGTGCAGAAATGACGGAGATTAGTGAATTGCAGGAAGATGTTTATCGTAACATCTTCAATTTTCCTTCGATGGATAGACAAGAAAAACTTTTTCATGTGGCTATGTTAGAGAAACTTTTGGACAAACAAAGGATTCTTTATGCCCGACTTAGTTTATCTGATGATCCCGAAGCAAAAATTATGAAAGAAAGAATCGTTGATTCTGCAAAGATGATGGGTCTCCCACCCAATGTTGATATGCAGACAATCTTTACGAACATGTCCAAAATGTTGGATGTGATGAAGTCAAAGATTGACGAAGACGACTCTATCGTGTAGAATACCGAGGTACACACAAGCCAAATACGTACAAATCTAAAGAATCCTATGTCTTTCGCAAATCTTAAAAAGCAATCCTCTCTTGGATCTCTGACCTCTAAACTGGTCAAGGAAGTTGAGAAGATGAACAATACCAGTAGCGGTGGAGATGACCGTCTCTGGAAACCAGAAATGGACAAGACTGGCAACGGTTATGCAGTCATCCGTTTCCTCCCTGCCCCTAACGAAGAAGAACTTCCTTGGGCAAAGATGTACTCCCATGCCTTCCAAGGTCCTGGTGGTTGGTACATCGAGAACTCTTTGACTACAAACGGTGGCAAAGACCCTGTGTCAGAGCACAACCGTGAACTCTGGAATAGTGGTCTTGATTCTGATAAGGACACTGTTCGTAAGCAGAAGCGTAAACTGTCCTACTATGCCAACATCTATGTGGTTCAGGACAAGGCAAACCCTCAGAACGAAGGTCGTGTCTTCCTGTATAAGTTCGGCAAGAAGATCTTTGATAAGATCATGGAAGCAATGCAACCTGAGTATGAAGATGAAACTGCCATCAATCCTTTTGACTTCTGGCAGGGTGCTAACTTCAAACTGAAACTGAAGAAGGTTGCAGGTTATTGGAACTATGACTCTTCTGAGTTTGCTGCATCCTCTCCTCTGCTGGATGATGACGATGCTTTGGAAGCACTGTGGAAGAAGCAGTATTCATTGACTGCTTTGACTTCTGCTGACCAATTCAAGTCATACGAAGATCTAGACAAGCGTCTGAAGATGGTGCTTGGTGCCAAACCACCTGCCCGTCGTTATGATGAAGAACTGGAAAATGAGAGTGAAGGTCGTGGATCTTTCTCTCCTAACTTTGAATCAAGCAAGCCTCCTGCTGCTGACTTCAATGCACCTGATATCACTCCAACAAAGTCTGCTGACTCTGATGAAGATGATGCTCTGTCCTACTTCCAGAAACTTGCTGAAGAGTGATGAGATATAATCAGTTGTGCTTAACCTTATTGGTTATCGCAGCATATATTAATCTACTGAAATAATCTAATATTATCCCCACGCTTCATGGATTCAGTCACATACTGACTGGATCCTTTTTTGTATGTCATAATAATCTCTAGGTCATCAAGAGCAATATTTAAATACCTTCCTTTCAGAATCCAAATATTTCTTCTTTCTGTTTGAATATTATTTTCGTATTCAAGATTAGTTACTTCTTTTACTGGATTGGTTGAGTATGCAGTAGAGTTATCTTGATATTTGAAATTAAAATCGGAAGGGACGTTAAGACCTCCCTTTAAAATGGATACTCCAGTGCTATCTTTTATCTCAATAGTTTCGTAATGATGAGTATCATTAATTTTATCGTAAGTTCCATACTTATCTAATAAGTATTGATCAAAGTTGTATTGAGTCATTGGCCATTCTGTTTGAATGTTAACAATATTATTTGCTGCTAACACTAACCAATCAAGATTAGATTCGCCGTATACTTTAAATGCAACGTTATCAGGTCTATCATTACCTTCAACTTGATACTTAGTGAACACTGTCAAGTCTTGAAATATGTCTTCCCTAAGACCACCCTTTTTAAATAAATTTTTTACTGGAATATAATCTGATATGTTAGCATCGGGAAGTCTGCTAACATAATCGAGATTAGGAACTTTGTTGAAGTAATTTGACATCTTAGAAACCTATCAGTGCTGGAACGCCTGCTGCACTACTACTTCCATTTTCATCGTAGTTGTCATTAAATATTGGTTCAAGTTCTTTCATCTGCATTGATATTTTATATGCAGTCATAAAACCATCTTTAAGTGTTGAATAATTTGCTTGAGGAGTGTAATCAACATTGAAGTTTGTCATCGCACACTCTTTCATCTTCCCTATGTAGGGATGATCGTTTTGACCGTCACCATTGAGAATATAATGAACTTGAAATACATGTGGAGATAGTAAGAACAGATTTGATTCTGATCTAATTGCCGCCATCCCTTGCTTAAAGAATTTAATAATTTTAATAATTTCTTCTGCTTCTTTCTGACTTCTAGGTGTGAGGTCAAAACTAAATTGAAATCCTCTAAGAACAGGTTTGTCAAATAATAATTCAAGGTTAGGATTAAAAATCAGACCAGTTGATCTGGTCATTAAATTTTTAACTCCAACTGCTTTACCAGCAAAGGTTTCTTTGATTGCTTTCTGCACTACCTCAGAATTATTTCCCAATCTTCCTACAATTGCATCTGCTGCATCTGTTCCACTTTCACCGCTTGTTCCAAGTATACCTCTTGCTAAAGCTCCTGCTTGAATTGCCACCTCATCCATCGTATTGCCTGCCCAATCGCAACCATTTTCATCTTTAATACCACCTGGTATGGGCAAACTTACGGATCCGAGTATAGTTCTACCAGGTGGTTTTCCGTTT